CCACCTGCTGGACCACCACAAACACTACCACCGCCACCACCTGCTCTTGCTACTGAACCTCCGCTAATACTTGTTGACACACCTGTTCCACCTGCTCCACCATTACATCCAGGGGCACTTATACTTTGACCTACGGCTCCTGCTCCACCGCCGCCACCACCGCTGTGTGGACTTGGTGTACGTGCTCCACCGCCATTTTGACCTTGAGGTGGACTAACGGGAGGTGTATTTCCAGCTCCTCCATTACTTAAACCACCACCTGGTTGACTTGAAGAACCGCCACCACCGCCTGAACCACCAGTTTGACCTAAACCTCCAGCTGGAACGTTCTTATATCCTCCTCCACCTCCACCACCAGCAGATGTAACTGTTGAAAAAGTTGAAACACCACCATTAGAACCAAACCCATCACAAGTTCCTGTACCACCAGCTCCACCACTACCTACTACAACTGGAATTCCTCCTGTACTTGAAATAAATAAAGTAGTGCATCCTGGACCATTTAAAGGACTAGCTGTATAAGGAGTTACAGGACTATTAGATTCTCTAAAACCACCTGCTCCACCGCCGCCTGCTTGGTGTTTACCACCACCTCCACCACCAGCTACTACCATATATGCAATTCCATTATTTGCAGGAGCTGTAGGTCCTAATGCAATTTGAGATACGCAAAAAGTTCCCGGGCCTGTAAAAGTTGCTATTTTAACATCAGAACAACAAGGGGCAGTTGTTAAAGTATTTCCTGCTCCTGAAACAGTTGCAGCCATAAATGGAACAGATCCAGTAACATTACTAGTTGAATCTTGAACGTTTTTCCAACCTTCTGTATCATCTACATATACGAAAGTAACTGATTGACCTTCTGTGTTTAAAGCAACAGTTGCTTGAACACCACCAATTTTTTGAGATCCATTAGCTGCAACAGTTAAATTATTTGTTTGAAATGTGTTAGTGTAATCAACAACAGAAACAATATTTCCAGCAGATCCTGCTGGTAAGTTCATTGTAAAAGCTCCACCAGAAGTATTTGCAAAATAACCTTCTCCATTTGCTGCTGTAAAAGTTGATGTTTTAATGCTTCCTGTTTGCCAATCTACAGTTCCTGTTCTACCAAAACCTGTTTGAGAAGCACCAGAAGCTAATTGAACTGTACCACCTGATCTACCTAAAGTTACTGTAGTTGCATCTACGACGGCAGTTTTACAAGCTCCACCACCAACTGTTACAGTTGTGCCGGATTGTTGAGTTATCTGATCTACTTCTATCTTACTCATTAAATTACTACTACCGTTCCTGTTATAGTTTGTGTTCCAGTTATAGTTACAGGTCCTGCTAAAACTCCAGATGCAATTGTTTGATCTTGTGAAAGAGTTGTAGCATGTGTAACTAGATAATCTGTAGCTGTCATAGATGGAGACATTGATCTCGATGCTGGTAGTGTACAAAATACATTTTTGGTACCTGCTCCAAAATCTACTTTGCTATCACTATTCGATGATGAGATAACTGTGTCTCTTGATAAAGTATCGGGTGAAGCATCAGTAACTGTACCAATACCTACCTCAAACTCACCTGCAGAATTATTTTCAATTGCATAGTAAGTTGTATTTGTCGTCCCAATTCCTGAAACAAAAGTTTCATAACCTTGCTCAGCTCCTGCAAGATTCAAAGTTCCTGTTCCAGTAGTTGTACTTGTTTCTTTAACTCTATCGTTAACTATTAAAGCCATTACTACTCCAAATTTTTATTACGCGTCGCCTAGTCTAATAATAGCACTAGAAGAGTTAGCAGTTGGAAACTGAACAACGAAATCTCCGTTTGTTGCAGTTTTTGTTCCACCAAAATCTAGAACTAATACAGCTGGGTTTGTTCCGCCACTCTTATAAATCAGTGCGCCTACAGCAGACAACGTTACAGAACTAAAAGTTAGATCTGCAAAGTCTACAAAACCAATGTTACTTGATACCGCTACACCATTATTAGTTAAAGTATTTCCACCAGAACTATAACTAGTTCCAGATGTAGAAACTTCGTTGGTAGCAGTAAAAGCAGTTGTTGCTGTTGTTAAGCCAGATATGTTAGTGTAAAGAGCAAGTTTAAAAGTTGATCCACCAGATGAATCAAAGTTAAACTCTCCTTTTAACAGGTCTGTTTTAAAAGAGTCAGGTACTACATTTGCCATTTATATTTTCTCCTATGGTGATGGCGATTTAATCTGAGAACGAATAGCGCCATCTTGCCATTCATCTCTACGTCTTCTACCTTCTTGTTCAATAGAGTACGATTTTGCAGCCCTTTGATATGACTGTTCATAGTATTGTAACAGATCCGCTGGACCTTTCAAGTATCCATATGCATCTACCAGACATCCGTACAAAAGTAAATCCTGATATTTATTAGATACAAAAGTCCCACTAGAGCTTACTGACGAGTCTGTAAGACTTGTGGGTTGTTTAATATATGCCAAAGTAATTTCAAACGTAGCGTTTGGTGTAGGTGCTACTACCCAAAAATTAGCATCCCAGTTAGCATAATACTTAGGTAAACCACTAGCTGTGCTAGGTGTATTGTAGTATTCTGTCATAAAACTAGTATCTCTTTTTTCTAAAAATACTTGATTATTAGATCCATCTTTTAACTGAACATATCTTATGGCTCTAAGATCAGATGGAATTGTTACATATCTGTTTCCAGACTGTAAGTTTGATGTAGCGTAAAATCTATTATCATCAGAGTCTACTTCTCTGTAAATTCTGTTTTCAGCATTTTTAATTATTGTATTTAAAACACCAGTTGACAATACAGAGCTATCTACTTCTGTATAGCTTCTAATATCATCTTGTAAATTTGTAAGTGTGTATGCCATTATGGTGATAGTGTAACCGGACCAGCCGATATACTTCCTCCTCCTATTTTTGCAGTTGCAGTTGCTGTACCTGAAGCTGTAAATGTATAGTTATTAGCATTTGTAACTGTAATTGTAAATCCCGAAGCGTTATTAATATCTGCAGAAGTTATACCTGCACCAGGTTCACTATCTCTAAATCTTACTGTATCACCTGTAGTTCTTCCATGATTATCTTCAAACACTGTAACAGTTGTAGATCCATCTGTAGCAGACAATGGGTTTAAAGTTAGAATCCTTGCAACAGCAGGTTCTGTTCTTGCCGGTCTTGCATTTAATAAACCTTGTGGATCTGCCGCATGAGGTTTTGGTTCTAGTTGAGGATGTTTAGGTTCAAACTCTGAAGTATGTACTCTTGCACCATTCCATTCTATTACCATTTCAGAATATGGAAAAGCTAATCCTGATCTATCAGAAATAAATTGTGCATATTTACCTGAAGAAAGACTAGACATTAAGACTCCGGATAATAAACTTTAGGACTAATATAAGTACTTGATGACGAGCCGTCCTCTTGTAAAGCTCTTTGTAATTCATCTTCGTACAACATCTTTAGCATTTGAACTCTGTCAGGTGCTTGTTTGATTGCAAGATAGTAAGCTAAACCTGCAGTCATACATGGTACAAATCTGTACGGTACATCTGCATCGTTAGTATAATCACCTGCATCTTGAATTCTTTTTACATAATAATAATTTAAAAATTTACCTGCTTCACTGGACCCAGGTGTTAAATATAAAGTAACTGTAATTTTATCTATAAATCTTTGAACAAAATATTGTGATGGCGTTCCAGTAGAAGTTTTATTTGAAAACGCTTGGTATTGTGATCTACTTACTTTTGTAAGTGGTGTGTCTACGTTAGAGTTTCTATAAGATGCTTCTAATATATCGTCAACACCATAAACAGCTGTAGCACTTGAAGTACCATCACTTGTCGATCTAAACATTGTGTATGTTGCTTGATCTGCAACTAATGTAATATTATTGTTTGCAACTTCCCAATAGTGCAAACCTCTGTTTGCCCATTCTTGAAATAAAATATTAAGGGATCTTCGAGCAGATTTTAATTGATAACCAGATACACCTTGTATACC